CAATCGAAGTTGACATCCGCAAGGCGGACGACAGCATCACGATCGCTCAGCGTTCCGAGGAGCGCAACGTAGAAGCATCATTGGCAGCCAAGGGATTTGTCCCAGCGGTTTCCGAGGAGCGTTCTTCTGCCGACATCTTCCGAGCAATGGCTCGTGGAGAACAGCGCAACCACACCTTCGAAAAGCGTGCGGCTCTCGTGCCATCAGGCAACACAGTACCAAAGTCGTTCTACGATGAGGTCTTTGATGTTGCTCGTTCAGTTGGCCCAATGCTTGAGATTCCTCAGATCATCCAGACAACCTCTGGTGAAGATTTGACAATCCCAGTTTTGAACGCATATTCTGCAATGACCCTAAAGGGCGCTGGCGCACAGCTTGACGATGTTGAGCCTACTTACGCAAGCATCACTCTGCAAGCTTTTAAGTACGGTGGAATTATTCAAGCAGCTAACGAACTAGTTGCAGACGCCGGGTTTGACCTTGGCTCGCACCTAGCAGGTCAGGCTGGAAACGGCATTGGCTACGCAGTAAACGCTGCGCTAACCGTTGGCACTGGTTCTTCACAGCCAAACGGAATCGTTACAGCATCCGGTGCTGGCGTAACTGGTGCGACTGGTGTTGCAGGTGCTTTCACTGCCGACAACCTAATCGACCTAATTTACTCGGTGGACTCGGCTACTCGTCGCAACCCTTCAATGGCGTTGATGATGAACACCAAGTCAATCGGTGAGGCTCGCAAGCTAAAGGACACTGCCGGAAACTACCTTTACAACATCTCGCAGGTAGGCCCCGGAGGTCAGGACACATTTGCTGGCTTCAACGTTCTAGAAAATCCTCATATGGAGGACACCGCTCTAGGCGAGAAGTCTGTAATTGCAGGATCAATGGATAGCTACAAGGTTCGCCTTGCAGGTGGCTTGGATGTTGCTTCGTCAACAGACTTTGCTTTCCAGAACGACCTAACAACTTGGAGATTCCTTCTCCGTGTTGATGGCGACCTAACTTCAAACACTGAGGTTAAGCACTTCGTAGGTGGCGCAAGCTAACCCAACGAACTAGACCGAGGCCCTGTTAGTTTGTAGATTGCTAACAGGGTTTCGCTATGCTACGATTAGGAAGCTATGTTGTTTGTCTTCATAGTTCCTTCGTTGAGAGAAGCCCTTGCCAGAAATGGTGAGGGCTTTTCGCTATCTATCGGCACTAAGTTAGACTAGAGCTTGGAGGTTTACATTGGCAATTACAAATGGATACTGCACTCTAAACGAGGTCAAGGCTTCTCTTAGAATCCCAGTGAGCGACACCATCGACGACGACCTGCTAGAGCTTGCAATCGAAAGCGCTAGTCGAGACATAGACCAATCGACAGAGCGACAGTTCTTTACTACAGAGACGCACCGCTTTTATGCACCGGAAGATTCTATCGTCTGCCAAATTGACGACCTTACAAATTTAGTTTCCATCAAGACAAGCACGGCAGCAGACGGAGTTTATGACGAGACTTGGACTTCAAGCGATTACCAGCTAGAGCCACTAAACGGGATCGCAGGAGGAATGGTTGTCCCGTTTGATAGCCTTCGTGCTGTCGGAGATTATTACTGGCCTAGAAGCGGACTAGAGGTCACTGTCAGAGTCGAAGGGACTTTTGGATTTGCCTCAGCGCCAATAGCAATCAAGCAAGCAACCGTCCTTCTTGCTTCGAGACTGTTCAAGCGCAACGATTCTCCGGGTGGAGTAATGGGCTTTGGAGATATCGGAGTTGTTAGGGTTAGCAAGTTTGACCCGGACATTGAGAGGCTAATAAACCCCTACAGAAAAATCAGGTTTGCGTGAGCATCGCTGCAATTAGGTCAGGCATCGCAGCCAACCTAAGAACCATCTCCGGGCTTAGGGTCTTTGAAGAAATACCCGATCAAGTGTCGCCTCCTGCTGCCATCGTAAGCCTGAACTCTATTCAGTATCACCAAGCCTTTTCGGGTGGACTAAACATCTTTTCGTTTACTGTCCGAGTGATTGTCGGGCGAGCTGCTGAAAGGCAGGCTCAGAGGTATCTAGACCTTTACTCAGAACCGACCGGAGACTCATCTTGCAAGAGTGCGATAGAATCTAATAGAACACTGAGCGGTGCTTGCCAAGACCTAATTGTCGAGTCAATGCCTAACATTGGTTCTATAACTGTAAACGAAAGCGATTACTTAGCAGCGGAGTTCGCTGTTACCGTCTACGCATAAAAGGAGAACAACTTGGCAAAGTATGTAGTAACAGGAAACAAAGTAAGCATCGCAGGCACGGACGTAAGCGCAGGCGTGGCAAGAGCAGAGCTAACCATAACCTCAACCGAAGTTGACGTGACCGACTTTGCCTCCGGAGGCTTTACTGAAGTTGTCGGCGGATTGAAGTCCGGCTCATTGTCCTTAGACTTTCATAGCGACTTTGCAACAGACGGCATAAACGACGTTTTAACTGAAGACTTGGTTGGAACTCTAGTCCAAATTGTTTTGATTGCAGGGAACGGGACAGCGCCTACCGATGCAACGCCTAGCTACACTGCCAACTTTTTGGTAAATTCCCTGTCACCCGTTAGCGGAGCTGTCGGCGACCTTTCAACTTTTAGCGTGACATTCCCAATGTCAGGTTCAGTCGCTAAAGCTGTAGCATAATAAAAGGAGAATAAATTGGCTAAGTATGTAGTTACCGGAAACAACGTCGACATTGGCGGAACAGACGTAAGTGCGAGCGTCGCTCGTGCAGAACTTACAATCACCTCAACCGAAGTTGATGTTACTGACTTTGCTTCTGACGGGTTCACTGAGGTTGTCGGAGGGCTAAAGTCCGGCTCGCTGTCTCTAGACTTTCACACTGACTTTGGCGCAGGTGCATTAAATACCGTTCTAACCGAAGACCTAGTTGGAACGCTTGTCACCATAACGCTCATCGCAGGAAACGGTTCAACAGTTTCAGCGACAACCCCTAGCTACGCTGGCAGTTACCTCATAAATTCTCTATCGCCTGTAAGCGGAGCTGTCGGAGACTTGTCCACGTTTAGCGTCACGTTCCCACTAAGCGGTTCAATCACTAAAGCCACATCATAACAACAGGAGAATAAGTTGAAAATAAATCTACAGATCACACACGAAGACGGAGCAGTAAAGGACACAACTTGCAACGCTGCCGATATGGTTGCGTTCGAGGATAAGTTCGGAGTCAGCATCTCAGCTATGAGCAACGACCCAAGGATGAGCTATTCGCTTTTCTTGGCTTGGCACTCACAAAAGAGAACTGAGCAGACAAAGCTTACGTTTGAGAAATGGCTAGAATCAGTCGATATGGTTGGAGCTGGTTCCGACCCAAAATGATTGGGTTGGGCGACTCATCAGCCCACTGGTTCATTGCAGGCATAGCTTGCGAAACAGGTATTGCACCGAGTGTGTTGATGCAGGAATCCGAAAGGATGCTTTGGACAATGCACCGCTGGATGGTTGCTAAAAACCTCCCAGCCAGATAGAGAGGCCCTTCCTTCGGGGAGGGTTTCTTTGTTGGGTAGAATAGAAGCAAAGGAGCAAAATGGCAGAGTCGTATCTATCGGGTGAGAAGGAATATATCCGAGCGCTAAGGGACACCGAAAAAAGCCTTTTGCCTGCGTTACGAAAAGCGCTAAACAGCGAGCTAAGCCCAATCCTAAATCCAATAGAAAATGCCATCAACTCATTCGACGGCGCAAGACTGCAAAGTGCTATGCCGGGAATGTTCCACAACGGACGCACGGCTTGGTCAGGCGTAACCGTGAAGGCTCGTGTCAGCCTAAGACCTAAAGACCTTATCTTTATTGAAGGTAAAGGACGAAGTAACGGAATGGGCAACCAATACGGTTTTGAGTATGCCGAGCTTGCAGGCATCGAGCGCAGAGCGCCACGAGCTGTCTCAAAGGGTTGGGGTTCTAACTCGGTCGGTTATCACTCATACATCTACAACGGACAGGGCAAGGCGTTCAACAGAAAACTAGGCTCGATGTTTGGCAAGCCGGGACGCTTCTTGTGGCAGCGAGTCCTAAAGCGCAAGCCTGAGATTGAAGCAAAGGTTTCAAAGATAGCCGAGGAATTTGGAATCCAGCTTTCAAGAAAACTAAACTCCAACTCCAAGAATTAGACAGGGCATAACTTATGGCTATTAAGATTCGGATTGTCTCCGACTTCGACAACAAGGGAATCAAGAACGCAAGCATTAGCCTTGACAACCTTGCTAAAAGCGCAGGTGTTGCACTAGCTGCAATCGCTGCCTCGACCGCTGCGATCGCCGTTGCCTCAGTCCGTGAGTTTGCAAAGTTTGACGGAGCGCTTGTCAAGTCGCAGGCAATTATGGGCGACCTTACAAAGACAATGGAAGACGATATGGCAAGGGCTGCCCGTGAGGTAGCACTGGCGACAACCTTCTCAGCCGAACAAGCGGCAGAATCTTTTTACTTTCTAGCATCCGCTGGACTTGACGCAGAGGCTTCAATCTCTGCCCTCCCAGTTGTGGCGCAATTTGCGCAAGCTGGAATGTTTGATATGGCGCTTGCCACTGACCTACTGACAGACGCTCAGTCGGCTCTTGGCTTGACCATCAAGAACGACGCTGTTGCGAATATGGAAAATATGATTGTCGTTTCCGACACTCTGGCGAGGGCTTCTCAGTTAGCCAACGCAACCATCGAACAGTTCTCAACCTCTCTAACCACCAAGGCAGGAACAGCACTTAAGTCTGTCGAGAAGGATATCGCCGAAGGTGCTGCTGCGCTTGCAGTCTTTGCCGACCAAGGTGTCAAGGGTGAGCTTGCAGGAACGCAGCTAACAAATACAATCTTTGGATTGGCCGAGCAAGCTCAAAAAGTGCCAGACCAGTTTGAAGATTTAGGTATCTCGGTCTTTGATGCTTCCGGCAAAATGAACAACTTTGCAGACATTGCAGACGACTTCACGGAATCACTCGGAGATATGACGGTCGAGCAAAGGCTTGCAACACTAAGTCAGCTTGGATTTACGAAGCAAGCTCGTGCTGGAATCTTGCTTTTGATAGAAAACGGAGACGCACTCAGAGACTACGAGGGCGAGCTTAGGAACGCAGGAGGAACTGCGCAGGCGGTGGCAGACAAGCAGCTAACAAGTTTCAACGCTCAGCTTTCCTTGCTTGGCTCTGCCGCTGCCGATGTTGGGATTGACATTGGAAGCAAGTTGGCTCCAAGGCTTGAACAGCTAATCCCAATAGTGAAAGACCTTCTACCAGAAATAGGCGACAAACTCACGGCAGCATTGGCTCAGGTCGACTGGGAGGGTGCAACTGAAAACGTCGCTAACTTCATAATCGTCGTAGTGGAAAACATAGAAGAAATTGGAAAGCTCATTGGCATACTTGCCGGAGTCGCTGCCGGAATCATTGCGCTAAACGCAGTGGTAAAAATTGCTACAACTTTGCAGTTACTTTGGAACCTAGCAACAAAGGCGAACCCTTACGTACTACTCGCAATGGCAATCGCCGCAACTGCTGCCGCTGCTGCTGGATTTGTTGTCCATCTAAACGGACTCGCTAACAAGCAGAGAGAAGTCAACAGGGCAACCGACGGAACAACAGGCGAGCTAGGCCGTTTCAACCGCATCAAGCTTTATGGAATCACCGGGGAGATAAACGGCGTAAGGGATGCTGCATTAGGAGCCGCTGGCGCAATGCGGACTTTGGGTGCCGGCGAGCTCATTCCTGCTTCACCGACAGGTGGCGGCAGCTCCGAACCCAAAAGACCCGGACAAACGATTGAGTATTCAATCCCAGTCGGGGATGGGCAAGTGCAGTGGTTCACTAGGACTTGGACTGGCACAGAATGGACAGAACCTAAGCGTGTAGTTTACACACCACCTAAGCCAATAAGCATGGGGCCAAGCGCCAAGGACGTAGCTTTTGAGCGTGTTCAAACAATGATAAAGTCCTCGCAAAAGCAGCTTGCTTCAGCGCAGAAGAATTATAACGACACGGTCGCAACGGCAAATCAGGATTACGCTGATTCGATTCTTAGGCTACAAACGGAGTTTGACAACAAGCTTGCAGCGATAGTTCAAGGTTCTCAAGACAGGTTGCGCAACGCATACCGCTCAGCAGTCGAGGTCGACGTCGGGCGCTTGTTCGATAGCAGCGAGGACAAGTCTGTCGATGGACTAATTAGATCAATGACTGCCAAGCTGGACGCTTCCAAGGGGTTGTTGTCTAAGTCAGCCGACCTAGCGTCGCAGGGCTTCACGCAAACATTTATTGAGCAGATTGTTTCGGCAGGAGTTGAAACAGGTAACGAGCTTGCAGGTGCGATCCTTGAGTCAACTCCTGAAACAAAAGAAAACCTCCGGAACCTATTTGACGCACTAGAAACTGAGTCGGCAAATGGGATGGATACCTTAGCGGCTGAAATCTACGAGAAGCAAGGATTGGCTACTGCTGCTCTTGAGCAGCTCTATGCGAGCACTCAGAGCGATTTGGCAGTCGCATTGGTACAACAACAAGCGACGCTTGCCGAAGCCCTTGAGCAGGCTGCTGTGGCTTTACACGACTCGGTGTCTGGAATCAAGTCTCAGTTACAAGAAGATATTGAAGATATGGACGGAATGTTTGGCGGTCTTGGTGGCACCCTTGACCAGTTCCTAGCCAAGCTTGAAAAGGTGAAAGGCTTCGCTGTCGGAAAAGAAATTGAAGCCGCAACTGGGCCGGGTGGCTCACTCGGCACGGGCGTTACACAGGGCGCTTCCTCCGACATAAAAAACGGAGTTGGGATTCTCATTGACTCAGCGAGCGACGTTGCAGGAGTGCTTGGTTACCTTGACGACAGGATTGCAGGAGCAAATGCCTATGCAAACCTAGCTTCAATTAGTGCTGCTCAACGAGCTTCTGCTCTAAGTACCTTGGCAGAAATCAGGTCTAGCAGAAACTCTTTGACAGCAGGCGGAAGCCCTGAAGCCGCAGTCGGTACTGTGATAAACATTAACGTCAAGGCGGACACCTCGCAGTCTCTAGCGATGGTTGGAAAGTCTTTGGGTAACACTGTTGCTAAGTACGTCACAGGCGGCGGACAAGTTATTGTGAGTCCGCTCTAATGGCAGTCCCTACACCTCTAGTCGAAATTGGTTTCAACGTAACCTCGCCAACTGCTCCGTTTTTTACGCTCGACAGCGAGACAAAAGGATTGCTAGACAACTCAAGCTTTCCGTTGTCAGGCGCTATTTTTTACGACGTGACAGCCAAGGTCAAAAGCATTTCAATACAACGAGGCAAGAACAGACAGCTCGACCAGTATGACCAAGGGCTTGCAAACGTTGTATTTCTAAACAACGACAGAACCTTCGACCCCGAGTTCGCTGCCTCTCCTTTTGCAGGGCAGATTATCCCTAAGCGACAAATTCGAATTAGCTTGGGTGGGGTGGTTCAATTCTTCGGCTTGATTGACGACTGGAATCTTTTCTATGAACCAAGCGGAGACAGCACGGTTGCGGTTGCGTGTTCAGACGCAACGTCTTCACTTGCGAGCCAGTTCATTTTTACAAGAACCAATGACGTGCAACAAAGTGGCGACAGAATAAACACGATCTTGTCTTTGCCAGAACTTGCTTGGCCTGTAGCTCAAAGAGACATTGAGGTCGGCGCAATGGAGCTAGGGGCAGACACTATCCCAGAGAACACGAACGCTTTGGCTTACTTTAGAACTATTGAAAAATCTGAGCCGGGTTCGTTCTTTATTTCAAAGGCAGGCTCGGTTGTTTTCCGTGACAGGAGAGCGTCTTCCAATGCGCAGGGATTTACTTTTGCAGACGACGGAACAGGCGTCCCATATTCAAACATCGTCGTAGAGTATGGCTCGGAAAACTTGCACAACGAAATTGTTTTGACCTCACAAATTACAGGGACACAAGCGGTTGCTCGTGCGTTGGACTCGATAGACACTTACGGGATTTTTGGTCTAAATCAAACGGGCTTGCTAATAAATAACGACTCAGATTTAGTCGAGCTTTCAAAGCTTTATGCCAACAAATACAAAGACCCCGAGTACCGTTTCAATTCGGTCGACGTAATTCTTGACCGGAGAACTTTAGCTCAACAGGCGCAGCTTCTTGCCTTGGAGCTTTCCGACGTCGTAGAAATTAAGCTAACGCCTAACGGCATCGCTCCTGCCATTTCAAAGTTCGCAGAGATTATTCGCATCGACCACTCGGTGTCGACTGTTGAACACATCCTTAGCCTTGGCTTTAGCACTATCGAGAAAAGCCCTTGGACTCTATCCGACCTAGTGTTTGGTAGACTATCTTCAAACAACATTTTAGGTTTTTAGGAGTAACTTGACTGGACAAAAAGTGTGGGTCGCCGGGGAGGTACTTGCAGCAGCCGACGTCAATTCCTATTTAATGAACCAAACCATTATGCGATTTGCCGATGCTTCGGCTCGAACCAGTGGGATTGCTACCGTTGCGGAGGGAATGTTTTCTTACCTCGACGACACAAACTTGCTTACCGTTTACAACGGTTCCGCTTGGGTGGGAGTAGATACTCAGGCAAGCCAACTGACGACAATCGTGACAGACGCAACGACGTCTAGAACGCTTGCCTCAACAGACGAAAATAAAACAATTAGATTTACCAACGGCTCAGCCACGACTGTAACTGTAGACGCAAGCACTGACTTTCAGGTCGGGGCTAGGGCTGACATAATTGCAGACGGCGCAGGCGTGGTCACAATAACGGCAGACACGGCAACGGTGGCAGGAGACGCAACATCCACAACATCGGGCAGTTTTACAATCGGCGCTCAGTATTCAGCGGCTACACTTCTTTGTGTGGCGACAGACGAGTACCGACTAATCGGAAACATTACGGCGGTTTAGTATGAGCTGGAAACTATGGGCAGTAGGCGAAGTAGTAGAGGCAGACGACTTTCAAAGCTTGGTTCAGAATCAAGTCGTGCAAGTTTATGCAGACGCAGCAGCTAGAACGACAGCGCTAGGTGACAATGTTGCCGAGGGGATGCTTGCTTTTCTTTCCGACACGGATTCGCTTCAATACTATTCGGGCAGCGCTTGGGTGGCAGTGTCTAACCCCGGCGATATTACTTCGGTAGTAGCAGGGACAGCCCTTAGTGGCGGAGGCACAACCGGCGACGTAACTCTAAACGTTGACCTAAGCGCAGTTACAATCCCTGCCTCGCAGATCAGCGACCTAACAGCTACGGCAGCCGAGCTAAACATTCTCGACGGAGTAACCTCAGACGCAGCAGAACTAAACATCCTCGACGGCGTGACCGCAACTACAGCAGAACTAAACATCCTTGACGGCGTAACCGCAACTACCACAGAGCTAAATATCCTTGACGGTGTGACAGCAGACGCAACCGAGCTGAATTATGTAGACGGTGTAACCTCTGGGATTCAGTCACAGCTTGACGACAAAGCTTTGCTCACTCCGGCGGTAAACGCCAAGACCGCTGCCTACACTCTCGCAGTTGGCGACAGAGGCGAAACCATAACAGCCGACGGCACGTTCACACTCACAGCGCCAAGCGCAACATTCAGTGCAGGCGACAGGGTGGACGTTGTAAACATTGGAACAGGCGTGATTACGTTTGCAGGCTCAGGCGTGACAATCAACCCAGCTGCCACTCTGACTATAGAATCACAGTGGTCGGCAGCTTCAATCTTATTTCTCAGTTCTTCTACAGCCGTCTTGATAGGTGATATAGCGTGATACTTTTAGGGATACTTGCGGCTAGTGGGGCTGGCGCTGCGGCTAGCGTGGCAGGCTATGTAGCAGGTGGTAATACTGGTTCTAAGGTTACTACAGTCGACAAGTTTGCTTTCCCTTCTGATTCCAGAACTACATTAGGAACAGGGCTTTCTTCTGGAAGACAATACATGGGTAGTTTTTCAAATTCTGCGGTGGCAGGTTACACCGCAGGCGGACTTGAGGGTTCTAAGGTTACTACAGTCGATAAGTTCGCCTTCCCTAGCGATTCCAGAACGACATTAGGAACAGGCTTATCTACTGCAAGAATGTACTTAGCAGGGTTATCTAATTCTGGGGTTGCTGGTTATGGCGCAGGTGGGGAAATAAGTGGTTACCAGTCAACAGTAGATAAATTCGCTTTCCCTTCTGATTCCAGAACGACATTAGGAACAGGTCTCGCTACCGCTAGGGGACTTATTGGCAGTATTTCTAATTCTGGGGTCGCTGGTTATGTTACTGGCGGTTACAGCAACAGCAGTTCTCGACTTAATTCGGTTGAAAAGTTCGCTTTCCCTTCCGATACTCGAAGCACTATAAGCGCAACCGTATCGTCTGATAGAAGAAACATGACAGGCTTTTCAAATTCTGGCACAGCAGGCTACATAGCTGGCGGTACCAATAACAGCGGCAGCAGGGTAACAACAGTAGACAAGTTTGCTTTCCCAGCAGAGACACGAAGCACACTAGGGACAGGGCTTGCTACTGCGAAGACAGTTGCCGCTGGATTTTCAGATACTGGGGTTGCTGGTTATGTTGCCGGTGGTATTGGAAATCGGTCAACAGTTGAAAAGTTTTCCTTTACTAATGATTCCAGAAGCTCAGTTGCAGGTGGTCTTTCTTCATCAAGGGAAGGCTCCGCAGGCTTCCAGAATGAGGCGCTCTAATGTATGAAGCAATAGAAGCCGCAATCGCAGAGGTGCAACAGCCCCGCTCACGTTTTCAGTTAGAACGCTTTGTCACAGGCTCACACGCAACACCTGAGATGCAGTATTACCAGACCTGCCTAGAGTTGCAAGATATGATTTATAAGTTTCAGATTGCCAAGATTGGCGTTCAAAAAGCCGAGCTAAAAATCAAGCGACTGCGTGAGACAAAAGATGAAATGAAAGAACTCAAAGCTCAGGAAACCGAGATAGGGCTGAGGCAGACACGGCTTGCAATGATAGGCGCAGAGCGTGAACTGAATGACTTGGTTGAAATCTTTGACAGCTTTGAGACAAAGTTCACAAGGGCAGAGATAGAAGCCGCTCAGCCTGACTACTGGAACGCTCGACTAACTGGAAACGCCAAGGCGATGCTTATGGGCGGCACAAGCGTAAACGCTGCTCACATAGAAGCTATGGAACAAGCCGGAGTTTTGGAAAACTTTATCGAAGAAGTGCAACAATCAAAGAAAGAGCTAGGGATATGAAATACGCAACTTGGATTCTGAACTTTGTCAACCCTGAGTACGGGACTGGCCCAGAGGCAACGATTGTTGAACAGGGCGGAACTGCTGAAGGCTCTTATGCAGACGGTGACGTAACCGACGGCGCAAGGATACTTGGATACTTTACAGGCGAGCCAACTGGCTTAGACGCTTGGAGCTTTACAGAGCTTACTCAGGAAGAAGCCCTCGCCTTTGTAACCGCAATAGACGAAACCGCAACCGTCGGTGAAGATGGTCAAATCGTTGTTGAGTATGTTGAGCTGGGCAAGTAATGGCTGAAGAAGGAACTTCCGTACGCATTACTAACTTGCAGGTTTATGAGAAGCTTATGGAAGTAAACGAGAACCAGATTGAGATGTTTGCCGAGCTGCGTGGCTTGAAGTATTTGCCTGAAAAGGTTGCCAATATGGAAACTCGTTTAGCAAAGGTTGAGCTTATCGCTCGCCTTGTCTACGGTGTCTACGGCGCAACACTGGGAGCAGTGGCAGTCGGGTTAGTGAGTTTGCTTCGTGGGTAAGAAATACAGGCAAAGGAAATTAAAGTGAGTCGCTTCTCTGACAGGATAGCCGATTGGCGGCTAGTCTACGACGCTAAATACATAACCTCGCACTATGGCGAGATGAGCAACTTTAGAAAAGCAAACGGTATGCAACCGCACTCTGGGACTGACTGGGCAAGACCACTTGGCACACGCATTCCTGCAATCGCCAAGGGTACAATTCGGTTGATTCAGTACTCAGAAGTTCTTGGTTGGGTTGTCGTTCAGACGGCTATGGATAAAGACGGCGTTATCTGGTACTTGGGATATTGCCATATGGATGCTAAGCCCGGCTACCGTGTCGGGCAGAAGCTACGCAAGGGTCAGACTGTAGGACTGCTTGGCTCGTCTGGGGTTAGTTCAGGGCCTCACGTCCACGTCACAGCGTCAAGAACTCTGAAGGGCGTCTTTGGCGTAACGTCTGACAAGGTTGACGTATACAAGCTAATACTCGCTAACGTAAAGAAGCCCGTCCGAGAGGTATGCGAATGTTGCAAAAGACCCTTGTAAAGATGTTTGACGGTGTGTTCTTTCTAAAGGACGAGCCGGAGTCTGCAACTGGTGCAAGCTGGAAGTTTCGTCGCAAGCTAATCTTTGGTTCTTACCGACTTGGCTTTGCAATGATAATCTTTGGTTCTCTAACTTTTCTTGTTGACCAGTGGGGAGTCGGAGTCACTTTGATAACTGGCGGCGTATCGCTTATCTCAATTATCACGACGGCGTACACTGTAAGTGCATCGTGGCAAGACGGAAGAAACAACAATCAAGATTGGACTAATGGAGATGTTTAGTTTAGAATTTATCAACAGTGCCGGAGAGCGTGCTGTAAAGACTTTTGCTCAGGCAGGACTTGCCTTCTTAGGTGGAGGCACTGTAGGGCTATTTGCAGTTGACTGGGTTGGCTTTTTTAGCATTGCACTCGGATCAGCACTACTATCAGTGCTAACTTCTATCATTACAAAGAAGTCGCTCTAAGTTTTTTCCTAGCGTCGGCGCTCAGCCCTCCCCAGATGCCGTGACGTTCGTTAGCTGCTAAGGCATAAGCCAAGCACTCCACTCGGACGTGACAGAGGCTACAGAGGCGCTTAGCTTCTATAGTTATAGCAAGCGCTGGCCCTTGCTCAGGATACCAAATATCGGGGTCGAGTTTTTGACAGGATGTTGTCGTCGGCAAGTCAAGAATTGCAAGACGCAGGTTGTTGTGTTCTTTAGCAGCCCTCACCTTTTGAGCCAACCTTTAGTAGCGAGCTTCCTGCGCTCCTTGTAGGTAAGACCTCCCCAGATTCCGTGAACCTCGTTAGCGACGATGGCATACTCAAGGCACTCATTTCTAACAGGGCAAGTTTTGCAAAAGATTTTTGCAACCCTG